AATTTTTCAGAGCTAGTTCAGATGGTACAAGTGCTACATCAAATCCAAATGGTGTATATGGAATATCCGATGTCCTTGAAGCACAATTAAGAAACAATAGAACTCAAACAACTCAATCAGATAGTCCTATGACTAAAGTAGATAGATCTACTTATGCAGGATTTTCTAATAAACTTTCACAAGGAACGCCTAATCAATATTGGGTACAAAGATTTATTGATCATGTAAGTATTAGTGTTTATCCAACACCAGATTCTACTAATGCATCTAAAGATATGCATTTCTATTATATAAAAAGAATTCAAGATGTTGGAGATTATACAAACGCAACAGATATACCTTTTAGATTTGTACCTTGTATGACTTCAGGTTTAGCTTTTTATCTTGCACAAAAATATCAACCACAATTGGTTCAACAAATGAAATTATATTACGAAGATGAATTATCTAGAGCATTAGCTGAAGACGGTTCTGCTTCTAGTACTTATATTACACCCAAAGCTTATTACCCAGGAACATAATGTCTAAATATGCAGTAGGAAAACATTCAAAAGCTATTTCAGATAGATCAGGACTTGAATTTCCATATAGAGAAATGGTTAGAGAATGGAATGGTTCGTTTGTTCATTATACAGAGTTTGAACCAAAACAACCACAATTAGAACCAAAACCAACAGGTGGAGATGGTGTTGCATTATTAAATGTTAGACCTGATAGAACAGAACCAATTACAACTGTAATGATATCACAAGATGGTTTTGAAACATATGCTGCAGGATCAGGAATTATAAATGTATTTTCACCTGGACATGGTTTAACAAATGGAACAACATATTTATTTAGAGGACCACCAACAGTTTCACCTGGAACAGGAACATCAACAAACGCCGTTTTTGCTTATGCAACTATTCCTAACTTTGATGGAATTACAGGAGCACAAATAGGACAAGGTTCAGGCTATGCTATTACGACAGGAAAATATGTTAGTGATACAGGAAGTGGAAGTCCTGGGAGAAACACGTCTGATTATATGACTAGTAATTTCTTCTTCTTTACAGTTAATTCAGATACTGCTACAACTGGTAGTGTAAAAGGAGGAGGCTACGGTTGTTCCGTTGGGCCTGT